TAGATGTATTTGAATGTCCAATAAGATTATATAATGGAAAATTACATATGAATATGTTAAATATTGGTATGGATATGAGTGAGGTATTGTTACCACAAATAGAAATGAATACAAGATATATACCAGGAGGAAGTGACAACTCACAAATAAATAGTAGTAGTATATATAGTTATTTAAATATAAGAGGAGTTGGAAGATCATCGACTGGTACAAATGTGGGATTAAAAAGATACTTTAACGCAATACCATATCTTGGGTACTGGGATTGCTATAAAAATTATTATGCGAATAAGCAGGAGGAAAGAGGATTTGTAATACATGCACAAGATCAAGATACGGGATTCAAACAGAAGAGTTGTATAGTAAGCGTTTCAAATGGAGAAGGAACAGTAAATTCAAGTAATATTTTTGCAAGTGCAGATTCAGTAGACACAGACCCATCTGGGGGTGGAGAAACAGAAGTGCGAGCAAGATTTGAATTTGAATATGAAGGTGCAGGAAGTCCGTTTGGAAGTCCAGATTTAAGTGAAGTGTTTATAGAACAGACAGCAGGTGGAAGTACATATACATTAAAGTTATTAGTATTGTTCACAAATGTAAACGAGATAGGATTCAATGAAGATGGATTATATGAAGTTGAAGTAAGTGGATATACTGGGACAATAGGAGTAGCGGACTGGTTGAGTACACCGAATAGTGTAAGTAATACAGATTTAACACAAAGTGGAGAGCCACAACTAAAAGAATTTCCGTTAGATAATATTGATAATATGAGAATGGATATACTAGAAGCAGTAAGAGACACAACAGCATTTGAAATAACAAATAGTAGTGAATCGCCGTATGGACTAGGTTTAGGTTGGACGGGAACTGGAGAAGATAAAAAATACTATAAAACAAGTAGTCAAGAAGGTTTAGGTATTAAAACTTATCAGTCAGATTTATTTAATAATTGGATAAGCACAGAATGGATTGATGGAACAAATGGAGTAAATGAAGTAAGTGCGGTAAGTACTGCGGGAAATGAGTTTACAATTGACGCGTTAAACTTAGCAAATAAAGTGTATAATATGTTAAACAGAATAGCAATATCGGGCGGAAGTTATGATGATTGGTTAGACGCAGTGTATACGCATGAAAGAAGTAAAAGTGTAGAGAATCCGATATATCATGGAAGTTTAATAAAAGAACTAGCGTTTGAGGAAGTAGTATCGACTACGGATGTATTAGATGTAGAAAATGGGCAAGATCAACCAATGGGAACATTAGCAGGACGTGGAAGATTAACTGGAAAAGATAAAGGTGGAAGAGTAAAAATAAAAGTAAGTGAACCAAGTTATATTTTAGGAATAGTAAGTATAACACCAAGAATTGATTATAGTCAAGGAAATAAATGGGATGTGAACTTGAAGACAATGAATGATTTTATGAAACCTGAATTAAGTTCGATAGGGTTCCAGGATTTAATTACAGATCAAATGGCATGGTTTGATACAGTATGTGATAATAGCGGAAATGTGACATACGGAACAGCAGGAAAACAGCCAGCATGGATTAATTATATGACAAATGTTAATCAGACAAGAGGAAACTTTGCAGTTAAAGTTGGAGATGAAGGCGGAGCAGGAGAAATGTTTATGACTTTGAATAGAAGATATGAGCAAGGAACCGGAGGAATTGAAGATTTAACAACGTATGTAGATCCAAGTAAGTACAATTTTATATTTGCGCAAAGCAATTTAGATAGTCAGAATTTTTGGGTACAAATTAGTAATAAAATTACGGCAAGACGTAAGATGTCTGCGAAGGTAATACCGAACTTATAGTGAGTAGTTTAGTTTAGTTTGAGTTAGAGGGGGTGGAAACGCCCCCATTAACAATGTATAATAAAGTTAAAAATAAGAAAATGAGTAGATCAAAATATAATAAAGCAAGATGTAATAAGAGTCTATTAACAAGTGTTGAAATAGTTGAAGGAGAACCAATAGAATGGAAAATAGAAAGAGCAGTAAGTAATAAAGAGCCAATAACGGATGGAGCACCAGAAATATTTACGGAAAGAAAAGATGGTGTGGTGGCCGCTTATAATATCAGAACGGATAGATGGGAAATAGCAACAGAAGCAATGGACAAGGTGTCTGGAAGTATTCAAGCCAAGAGAGATGCAAAGGGTGCAGTTAGTAAGTCGAAAGAAGAGTCTAAGACGGAAGCTAAAAAAGAAACAAAAGTAGTCGATCTAAAAGTGGATAATGTTAGCGAAGCGAAGTCAACAGAAGGCGGAAAAAAAGCTAATTAGTAGTTAGGGGGGATTTATGAGTGTCCCCCTTAATTAGTAACAGGGACGGTACGCATCTGTTCTTATATATCAAGGGAAAATAATCGCTTTAAAAAAGCGCGAAATAATAATAATTAAAAATTAAAGAAATGAGTTATACACCGTACAATCAACAAACAGGTGAAGGTGGATCAAGATTTGGAAACTTTCTAAGAAGAAATCAAGGAAGTATGATAAATAGTGGAATATCAATGCTAGGTGGGTTTATAGGAGCTGGAAATCAGCACAGAAGACAAAGAGAATTGATGGATTTACAACATCAAAATCAAAGAGATTTGAATCAACAAGGACATGAGTTACAAATGGATATGTGGAATAGAACGAATTATGGAGCACAAGTAGAACATATGAAAAAAGCAGGATTAAGTCCAGGATTAATGTATGGAATGGGCGGTGGCGGAGGCTCAACAACAGGAAGCCAAACTGGAGGAAATGCGTCAGGTGGTCAGGCAACACCATGGACACCAATGGATTTGAGTAATATGGCATTGATGGATGCACAAAGAAGAAATATAGATGCAGACACAGATAATAAAAACGCAGATACGGATTTAATTAATGCAAATGTGAAAAATGTAGATAAGGACACATTAAAGAAAATACAAGAGACAAGTAATTTGAAAACACAACAGCAATTAATGGAATTTGAAAAAGGTATATTAAAGTTAAGATTAGATAAAAAAGTAACTGGAAGTGCATTTGTAGATCTATTAACACAAGTAGGATTAGATCCAGTAAACAACACGAATGATAGAATATTTCTAAATGCATTATTAAGTTCTTTAGGAATACTAAGAGCAGGTCAAGACATAGCAAAAATATATGCGACAATAAAAAGTAGAGGAATGAATCAAGGGTTAGACAAAGCATTTCAATATGGAAAAGCAAATTGGGGTAGTAAAACAATAGATGGAAAAGGTGTAACGCAAGCACCAAAAGGATTACAATTACCAAATAGATGATGAATGTGTTTATACCCGAGGTTGATAAGGAACCGAAAGTATACACCTAATAAGAAAAATGGAGGAATTGTACCGGAGGTAAAGGACAAACGGGTACTGAGTGTGCCCGTTGGTTGTGGAAAGTGTTTGGAATGTAGGAAGCAAAAGTCAAGACAATGGCAAGTAAGATTACAAGAAGACATTAGAGTAAATAAGAATGCGAAGTTTGTGACATTCACGTTTAGTGAAAGAGAGTTGCAGAAATTGGATAATGAGATCAAGGGACTGAGTGGATATGATCGAGACAATGAAATATGTAGATTGGCAGTTAGAAGATTTACGGAGCGTTGGAGAAAGAAATATAAAAAAACAATAAGACACTGGTTAGTTACAGAGTTAGGAAGTCAGAATACAGAACGAGTGCATTTGCACGGTTTGTTGTGGACAGACGAGACGAATGCTGTGATAGAGGAGAAATGGAGCTATGGAAAGATATGGGTTGGAGATTATGTCAGTGGCAAGACGATTAATTATATAGTAAAATACATAAATAAAGTTGATAAAGCGCATAAAGAATATAATAGCAAGATATTTACAAGTAAAGGTATTGGTGGGAATTATATGCAAAGAAAAGATATTGAGCGTAATAAGTATAATGGCGGGGAGACGATTGAAACGTACAAGACGAGACAAGGGATCGAGTTAGCGCTACCGATCTATTACAGAAATAAGATATATAGTGATGAAGAAAAAGAGCTTCTTTGGTTACAGAAGTTAGATGAAGAAGTACGTTATGTTGATGGAGTAAAAGTAGATATAAGTAAAGGAGAAGAAGAATATTATAAGTTGTTGGAAGTTAAGAGACAGAAAAGTAAAAGATTAGGATATGGTGATGATAAGGAAAATTGGGAGTTGAAGCGATATGAAAATGAGAGAAGAAACCTAAAAAAGATGGAAAGATTAAAAAAATTATATGGCCAAGCTGAAGTAGAGGAACGAAAAGTATGCCTATAAATGCCTTATATAGAGTTGTTTAAGGGCCGTAGAGGAACGATTAAAAAAAAAATGAAAGAAATTAACAATGTTTACAAAAATATGTTGTATCTTTGTTAAAATAACGTTCACAAGTCTGTGGGTTTGACATAGTATAAATTATAAGACAAATTCAACAGAGGAGTGAGGTAAAATACTAAAAATGTTAATAACTCACATACAGCTTAATAGAAAAGCACAAAACAAAGAAAATTTATTCGGAATTATGACAGTTCATACAAAGAACTATGGACGGTTCATGTTTAATACAGTAGAAAATTATGAAACGAAGATCAAAGAAGGACAATATATACTTAGTTGGTCTTGGAGCCCTAGGTTTGGTAAGCATAAGCTTGAGATTAGTGGGGTTCCTGGACGTAAAGGACTTCGAATACACAGTAGTAATTTTGGTCGTCAGCTTCGTGGCTGTGTTGGGCTCGGAACCTTTGGAATAAGTGAAGATATACCACAAATGGTGATAAACTCAAAGTTAGCGGTGAGTAGCTTAGAAAGAATGATGATGGATAAAGCAAATGAAAGAGTAATAATAAAAATAATAGATAATGAAGAAGAGACTGATAGAATTGCTAGTAGAAAGATTAGTTCCGCAATTAGTCAAATTATTAGTGATCGTGTTAGAAGAGGTCACGAAGTTGGACTTAAATGAAGACGGGAAAATCGGAAAATAGTATATGGTTCAC